GCTGCGGCAGGTTGCAGTCGTCAAGCGGTTTCTAAGGCGATTGCGCAAGGTCGTTTAGATGGCGCTTTGGTTGACACAGGAAATGTCAACCCGAAGATTGACTTAGAGAAAGGTCTGCGGATTTGGGGTGTAACTGAGCGGCCAAGTGCTGCGCAGATGCCTGAGAAGCCCAAGAAAGAGCCAACACCTCTTGAGGCCGCGAAGAAAGAAGTGCGCCGGCAGGTGACCTACGTTGAGGAGGAGGACGTGCCGGACTTCTACACAAGCCGCGCACGCAAAGAGCACTACAACGCAGAGATTGCCAAGATCACGGCGGCAACCCAGATGCAGGAGCTGGTGCCTGCTGAGCAGGTAAAGAAGGAAAGCTTCCAGCTAGGCCGTTCTATTCGTGAGCAGTTAGCGAATCTTGCTGATCGTCTGAGCAATGAGCTGGCGGGTGAGAGCGACCCTGCTGTCATCCATCGAGTGCTGACGACTGAGCACCGGCAATGCCTAATGGAGATTGCGAAGGTCGCATGAACCCTTGGCGTGAAGGTTTCTTAGATGGGCTCAGGCCAGAAGAGCCGCTGACTGTTGATGAGTGGAGCGATCGTTATCGGCGATTGAGCAGCAAAGCAAGTGCAGAGCCTGGGCCATGGCGCACTGATCGCACGCCTTACCTACGTCAGGTGATGCGTGATCTGAGCAGTGAGAGCAGCGTGCAACGTGTTGTGCTGATGTTTTCAGCGCAGAGCGGCAAGACAGAGGTTGGCCTGAACTGGTTGGCTTGGATTATTGACCACAGCCCTGGGCCGTTGCTTGCAGTGCAACCCACCATTGAGATGGCGCGGAGAATGTCCAAGCAGAGGCTGGAGGGCCTGATTGAGGACACGCCAAGGCTCAAAGAAAAAATTGCACCCGCACGCTCTAGAGATGGCTCTAACTCAATGTTTGCCAAAGACTTCCCTGGCGGGATTCTGCTGCTCACTGGTGCGAATAGTCCTAGCCAGTTGCGCTCTGCACCTTGCCGTTACCTGTTCATGGATGAGGTGGACGCTATGCAGGAGATCCCTGGGGAGGGTGACCCAGTTGCGCTAGCTGAGCGCAGGACGACAACGTTTGCAAGGCGCAAGGTGCTGCTGACCTCTACGCCAACGGTGAAGGACTTCAGCAAGATCGAGGCGGAATATATGAAGTCTGACCAACGCAAGTTCTGGGTGCCTGCCCCCTGCTGCGGTGAGTTTCAGCACCTGGAGTGGAGCCGACTGAAGTGGCAGAAGGACAGGCCAGAGACGGCGCAGTATCAGTGCAAGCACTGCGGAGAGCGGTTTGACGAACACCACAAGACGCAGATGCTGGCCGCTGGAGAGTGGCGCAATCACTCGCACTTTGACGGCAAGACTGCAGGCTTCCATCTGAATGGCCTCTATAGCCCGCTTGGCTGGGCTAGCTGGAGTGAGTTGGCTGAGGACTTCCTGCGTGCGAAGAATGACCCAGCTGCGCTGCGCACGTTCATCAACACCCGGCTTGCTGAGACATACGAGGAGAACTACTCGGCGCAGGTCAGTGCTGAAGGTTTGATGGGTCGGCGTTTGCCGTATGAGCCAGGCACTGTGCCTAAGGACGTTGTGCTTTTGACAGCCGGCGTTGACGTGCAGCTCGACCGTCTTGAGATCTCAGTGTGGGGCTGGTCAGGAGCAAAGGGGCAACCAGAAACAGGGTGGCTGGTCTGGCATCAAAAGCTGATGGGGGATCCGACGCAGCCAGAGGTATGGAAACAACTTGACGCTGTCCTTGCAAGTGAGTGGGAGACAGAAGAACACCACCACCTCAAGATTGCTCAGCTCGCTGTTGATACTGGCTATTGCACGCATGAGGTCTACGCCTATGTGCGTGAGCGTCTGCCGCGTGGCGTTGTGGCTATCAAGGGCAGCAGCCGCAGGAACGCTGCAGCAGTAGGTAAAGGAAGCAAGGTAGATGTCAACTGGAAGGGTCGCACCATCAAAAAGGGCGTCACCCTTTACATGCTTGGCACAGACACTATTAAGACCACGCTATTTGGCAAACTTCGCCTAGAAAACGGCCCTGGCAACCTTAATTTTGGCTTAGCTGCTGATACTGAATACTTCCAGCAACTTACTTCTGAGCGACAGAAGCTTGTCTATCGAGGCGGGATGCCAACGCGGATTTGGGTCAGAAAAGCATCAGCACGCGCTGAGTGCTTGGACTGTGCGGTTTACGCCTACGCCGCTTTTCAGCTGTATATCCGCCGTTTGCCCAAGCTCACGATGTGGGAAAACCTGCGTGAGAAGCTGGAATCAGGCGACAATAGACCGCTAAAATCAAGGGCAACGCCGTCTAAACCGGCTAAGTCGTTTGTAAACAGCTGGTGACGTGAACATCCCTAAGAAGATCTACGCCGGCACGACGATCAAATGGAGGGATGATGCAGCGGTCGGCCCGCTGAATGAAAGCATTACGTCAGCTGATTGGACGCTGACTTACTACCTGCGCACGAACACGACGCACGAAGGTCACACTGTTGTCGGCACCTCTTACGGCACAGGTTGGGAGTTCACAATTAGCGCAACAGACAGCGCAGGCTTTGACGCTGGTGATTGGTTTTTTTATGCAGAAGCTACAAAAGGCTCTGAGAAGTTCACGCTAGGCAACGGTCAGCTTGAGGTTTTAGCGAGCCTTACTTACACCGGGCAGCCTGACGCTTTCGACGGACGCACCCAGGCAGAAAAAGATCGAGACGCAGTTACTGCAGCAATCCGGGCAATCATTGCTGACAAGGCTGCTGAGTACAGCATCGGCAACCGGACCTTCAAGCGTGTCGATCTGGCTGAGCTACGCAGTCGCGAGAGTCAACTTAATTACATCGTGAACCTTGAGCGTAGACGCGCCAAGATTGCCAACGGGCTTGGCGATCCTTTTACCAAGTATGTGAGGTTCTGACATGGGCATCCGTTCTGCATGGCGCGAACTGTGGCGCACAAATCCTGAGCCGATTGCGCGGCCACGCGCTCGCATGTTTGGCGGTGCTCAGACCAGTCGTCTGACTGCTGATTGGGTCACCTCTGTCACCTCTGCTGACCAAGAGATCAAGGGCAGCTTGAAGCGCCTGCGGTCTAGGTCGCGGCAGCTTGTGCGAGACAACGATTACGCAAAGTCTGTTGTTCGTGTTGTCCGCAACTCTGTTGTGGGGACAGGCGTCAGGCTGCAAGCGCAGGTGATGCGTCAGCGTGGCGGCAAGCTCGATACCCGCATCAACGAGCAGATTGAAAAAGCTTGGTCGATGTGGGGCCGTAAGGACAGCTGCAATACCGCAGGGCTGCTGTGCTTTGCCGATATTGAGAAGCTTGCGGTCTCGTCAATGTGCGAGAGCGGCGAAGTTTTTATCCGCATGGTTCGGCAGAAGTTTGGCCGCAGCAAAGTCAACTTTGCCCTTGAAGTCCTTGAGGCTGACCAGCTTGACGAGGACTACAACAGCCCTGCAACCAAGCCTGGCAACGTCTGGAAGCTTGGCGTTGAGCTAGACAAGTTTGGCCGTCCTGTCAGCTACGCCTTCCTGAGCCGTCACCCTGGCGACACTGCGTTCCCAACACGGGAGCCCGGCAAGCGCCACATCATTGTTCCGGCCAAGGATGTTATCCATCTGTTTGACCGGACATCTGCACGTCCTGGTCAGACCCGTGGCGTGCCGTGGCTTGCATCTGCGATGCAGAGGATGCACCACCTAGATGGATGGGAACAGGCGAGTGTTGTGCGTGCTCGTGCAAGTTCTGCTCTGATGGGATTTATCCAATCACCTGAGGGGGAGCTAGTTGGCGACGATGTTTTTGAAAACGAAAGAGTCGAATCGTTTTCTCCTGGCAAATTTGCCTACCTAGCACCTGGGGAAACCGTCACCATTCCTGACATGGATTCGCCTAATGGCGAGTATGAGCCGTTCCTCAGGGCACAGCTCAGGGCACTCGGTGCAGGTGTCGGCTGCAGCTACGAAGTGCTGTCAAACGATTATTCGCAGTCAAATTATTCGTCATCACGACTCGCTCTACTGCAGGACCGCGACAACTGGCGATCCATACAGCAGATGATGAAAGATCAGTTCTATCAGCCGATCTATGACGCTTGGCTTGAGATGGCGGTGCTTAGTGGCGCACTAAATCTGCCTACTTACGAAACTGAGCCTGAGCGTTACGAGGCTGTGCGCTGGGTGTGCAGGGGCTATCACTACGTTGATCCGCAGAAGGAAATCGCTGCTCAGAAGGCAGCAGTGCGCAGCGGCTTCAAAACGCTTGCTGATTGCGTGGCTGAAAACGGTGGCGACTTTGATGAGTTCTTGGTTGCTCGTCAATCAGAGCTAGCCAAGCTCGACGAGATGAACATCATCACTGACACTGATCCGTCTGCTGTTAATGGCAGCGGCGCTAGCCAGTACAAGCCGGCCAACACCATTGACGCCTTTGGTGACACGCCTGCGCCTGGTGGCGAGGATGCAGAAAACGTCGCGGAGGAAGATCTTGGCAACTATTAACGGCACAGAGATTGACCTGATGCCCACAGAAGGCATGAGGGAAGAGGCGCAGCGTTACCGCGACTGGAAGGCTGATGGTGAATCTGGCGGCACCGAAGTTGCAGCACGCAGAGCCACGCAGATCTTGAGCGGTGATGAACTGTCTGCCGACACAGTGATCACCATGGCCGCGTGGTTCGCTAGGCACCTCAGTGACAAGCAAGGCGAAGGTTTTTCGCCTGGAGAAGACGGCTACCCGTCTAATGGCCGTGTGGCGTGGGCTGCGTGGGGCGGAGACCCTGGGCAGGTGTGGGCTACTAACAAGGCGGATAGAATTAAAGAAATCCGCGAACGTACTATGTCCGACGAATTGCAAGTAAGGGCCGAGCCTGACGAACTTAGCGTCGGAGACTTTGTGCGCTGGAACAGCTCAGGTGGCACCGCACAGGGCCGCATTGATCGCATTGAGCGTGACGGCACAATCAATGTTCCTGATTCTGATTTCACCGTGAATGGTGATGAGGATGACCCTGCTGCACTCATCACGGTTTATCGCGAGACCGATGAAGGGAATGAGCCAACTGATGTGCAGGTTGGTCATCGCTTTTCAACGCTGACCAAGATTGCGGCTTTGCGTTACGCACCCACGCTTTACAAGCGGGCCGGTGAGACCAAGTTTGAGGAGCAGGAAGACCGCGTGATGCAATTCAGCTTCAGCTCTGAGTACCCAGTAGAGCGGGCTTTTGGCATGGAGGTGCTGAGCCATGAGGATGGGGCTGCTGACTTTGCACGCTTGAACGATGGCGCACCGCTTTTGTTCAATCACGACATGGATCGACCGATCGGTGTCGTTGAGCGTGCCTACTTAGACAAGGACAAAAAGAAGGCTTTTAGTCGCGTTCGGTTCAGCCGTAATGCTTTTGCGCAGGAAATTTTGACGGATGTCAAAGATGGAATTATGCGCAATGTGAGCGTTGGTTATCGAATTAAGGAGATGGAAGAACGCAACAACGAGTTTGTAGCGACTTCCTGGGAGCCATATGAAATCAGCGTCGTTTCTAGCGGTGCTGATCCCTCGGTTGGCTTTGGAAGATCCTTGCTTCCCGCTACTACAATCGAGACAGAAGAAGCCATTCCGGCGGATTCTGCGGCTCGCGTCGCACCACAAAGTAAACCCGATTCTGAGAATCAAATGTCCACTGCACCCGACATCAATGTGGTGCGCGATGAAGCTTCCAAAAAGGCAGCTTCTGCAGAGCGCAACCGCATCCGCAACATTCAAGAGTTGTGCAGCAAGCACGAAATGCGTGACTTGGCTGATCAACTGATCGAGAACGGTTCATCTCTCGACGTGGCCCGTGAGGCTGTGCTTGAGAAGATTGGCGCTAAGCCTGTTGAGACCGTGGCCCCTGTTGACCTTGGTCAGCAAGTGCAAGAGCGTTATTCAATGATCGAGGGCGTCCGCGCTCTAATCACTGGCGATTGGTCCTCTCACGGTGCTGGTCTTGTCCGTGAACTGAGCCAGGAAGTTGCACGCACCTCCGGCCTGACCGCCACTGGTGAGCGTTCCTTCTTTGTTCCCTTCTCTGCTCTGACCCAGCAACGCGCGACCTACAACACGGGCTCTGCGAATACCGGTGGCAATCTTGTTGCAACTGATCTGCTCGCTGATGACTTCATCGAGGCCCTGCGGAACGCTTCCCCTGTGGTTGGCCTGGGCGTTCGCACCCTGACCGGCCTGGTCGGTGACGTAGCTATCCCCCGTCGCTCCGGTGTTGCCAGCGTCTACTACCTGGCAAACGAGACCACCGCAATCACCCAGGGTGAGTCCACCTTTGATCAGGTGACGATGTCACCTAAGAACCTGGCAGCACTGTCCAAGTACAGCCGCCAAACCCTGCTCCAAGCCACCCCTGGCATTGAGGAGCTTGTGCGTCGTGACCTGACCGATGGCATCAACGCTGCTGTTGATTCTGCAGTGCTGAACGGCTCCGGTTCTTCCGGTCAACCCACCGGCATCCGCAACACCAGCGGCATCGGCTCTGTGGCTATGGGCACCAACGGTGGCAGCCTGACCCTTGAGAAGGTCGTTGATCTTGAGACTGAAATCACTCAGGACAACGCTTTCGGCCCGAACATGGCCTACATCACCAACGGCAAGGTCGTTGGCGGTCTGAAGAAACTGCGTGCTGGTGGCTCTGCTGCTGGTGACGGTTCCTTCCTGTTCAACGCTGATCTGCAGGCCATCGGTCGTGGACCTACCCCGTTGAACCTGAACGGTTACCCGCTGGCAGTGACCAACGCTGTGCCTTCCAACTTGGACAAAGGCAGCAGCACTGGCGTTTGTTCTGCTCTGGTTGCTGGTGACTTCAGCCAGGCCATGATCGGCTTCTACGGCAACGGTCTTGAGATCACCGTTGGCACTGACTCCGATGACTTCAGCAAGGCCTTAACTTCAGTTCGCGGCATCATTACATTCGATGTTGCGGTGCGCCAGGCATCTGCCTTCGCATCCATCGAAGACATCACCACCGCTTGATAAGGAGAGGGGGCCGGCAACGGCCCCTTTTTTTTCTCATGAAAATTACCTGCACAAGAAACGTGATGGCATCTGGCAAAGCCCTTGAGGCTGGTCAGACTTATGACGTTTCTGACAAAGACGGTGCCATCCTGATTGGTATGGGCAAAGCCGTTGAAGCTGCTGAGGAAAGCAGCACTGAAGCAAAACCCAAGCGCCGGAGGGCCACTAAAAATGTCGACAGCTAGCGTCGCTGGGCGTGCAACCGTTTTGGACCTTGCGCCAAACGATGTTGTAGCCAGCAGCTCAAACGAAACAGGCGTTGACCTGTTGCCTTATGAAGGCAGCATGATCTGCGTTCTTGATGCAGAAGCCGGCGGCAGCGGCATCACCTATGCCGTCAAGATTCAGGATTCTGCAGACAACAGCAGCTTCACTGACCTTTCAGGCGCTGCGTTCACTACCACCACAGCAAACACCGCACTGGTTGAAAAGCTGGTTGTGGACATTGATGATTGCCGCC